GGCTTATTTTTTATGCGATCAGATCAGCGTGGAGCGTTCAGTGGATGCTTTGAAATAAATTGCGGACACAAATTATATCCGTATATCAGGGGTATCGCATAATTTCCAAAAGCAATACGATCCTAAAGAAGCGATTGAAAAGCAAAAGATTCAGCAAAAACAACGGTACTACGAGCGCAATATCAGACGTCTAAAGTATGCCAGACGTCAAAATGACGTAGCAAGCGAGAGAAAGTTCAATCAAGCCATTAGAGGGTATCAAGCTAAATTACGTGATCTAGTGAAGAATAACGACTTTTTGACACGGCAGTACGATCGTGAACAAATAGTTAATGCGGGTAGAATTGTTAAAGGTGAACACGGAGCAATCAACGAACGAGCCAAATCATTTACTAAGTTTGTTCCAGAGCTAAAAGGTGATGAGAAAGCTAAAAAGCTCTACATTAAGTTTGCACAGCGTTCTTCAGAAAAGTGTTCTGAAAAAATAGCTAAGATAGATGGATTTACAAAAGAAGACGGATTAGAGATATATAATCATATCTTTGCTGATAAGCATCTAACTGTAGATAAATATACTGAGGAATTA